GGTCCTCATCCTCCCAGTTGCCGGCGGTCGAGATGCCCACGAGCATGTCGATCTTGCGGGACTGGGTGATCGTGCGGACGAGACCGGGGAGCCAGTTCTGGAGGAACTGCGCAGGCACGCCGAGGTTGCCAGCCATGACAGTCGGGGTCAGGACGTTGGCGTCCATGGCCGCGTACATGGTCTGCAGCGAGCGGTCGTCAAGGCCGATGCCGAGAGCGGCCAGGGCCTTGTATTCGCTCACCTCATCTACGGAGAGGACGAACGGCCCAGCAGTCGACGCCATGAGCGCCGACATGTGGTGGTGAATGATAGTCTCTTTCATGGCGGAGCCCCTTAGCCGTTAAACGCGATGACGGCCATGCCAGCCGCCGCGCTCTCAAAGCGGACAACCACGCCATTTGGCACGCGGGTGGATGATGCCGGGGCCGAGGCGCCGGGTGCGGTGCGAACTAGCAAGCCGGTCGCCTGGTTGAACCAGATCCAGTCGCCAATGGCGAAAGCTTCTGGCAGCGTGACGATGAGACCCGCCGTCTCCTGCACGAGCTCGACAATCGTGCCATTGGGCAGCGTGAGCGTGGAGGCCAGGGTGCCATCCGCGGCAGTGCCGAGGCTGGAATAAACCTTGGGGTTGGCGAGGATGCCGGCAAAGACGCCCGTGCCACCGGCGCCCACTTCGAGCGGCTGCGGGTCGGCGGAGGTCTCGAAGCTGGCGGTTGCGTCGTCAACGACCGTGAAGGCACGGCCAACGACGTTGTTGGCTGCGGTGGTCGTGTTGAGCACACCGGGCTGGCCGCGCAATGGGCCTTCCAGGTAAAGCTCGCCAACGACACCAAAGCCGATATTGCCGAGAATTGGGGGCTGCTGGAACATGGCTGGTTACTCCCCTGCGCCGTGCTGTGCGATGCGGGCGGAGAGGGCCGAGGGGGCCTTGTCCTGCGCAACGGTGGTTTTGGTTGTGGTCGGGTCGCCCTTGGCCTGCAGGAATGCGTCGAGCGCGACGATCTCCTGGCCCTTGGCAATGCCCTTGATTTCCAGCTTAGCGATGCCGTAGGCGGCAACCTCGTCGGTCGTCATCTGGGCGTGGTCAAAGGTGCCGACATGCTTGGTCAGACGATCGACCAGGCCGGTACGCTTGGCGGTGATGTCCACGAGGGTGCGCTCGTCCATCGCTGGGCGGGTCTCGAGGGCCTTGATGCGGCCGGTGAGCTTGGCGCGGTCCTTGGCATCCATGGCAGCGGCGGACTTGATCGCTGCGGTGCCAGCCTTGAGCTTGGCGGCAATGCCGTTCAACTTGCCCTTGAGCTTGGCGTCGGCTGCGGTCGTGAGTTCGGCGGCCACGGCCACGATCTCCTCGGCAAGCTCGACAACCTCGTCCGCCTTGGCCTCAACCGCGACGGGCTCGACAACCTCGGCATCCTTGGCCGGTTCCTCGAGTTCCGCGTCCTTGACGGGCTCGACAACCTCGGCGTCCTTGGCGGCTGGCTTGGCAGCGGCCTCGATTGCGTCAAGGCGCGCCATGATGGCCGCCAGCATCTCTTTAAGTTCTTCGTCCACGGGCGTTTGCTCCTTTGCGTCAACCGCGAATGTCAAATGGTCCAAAATGGCAACCTCTGGTCCCATTCGGCCTTCGTCAACCAGGGCTAGGTGATTGCCCCGAATGTCCCGCTGTACTACATCGTACGGCTCCCCGTTCCACACGCCTGGTGTGAAGTCATAGCGGCAACGATACCCGCAACTAAGCTCAGTTTTACCGTTTTTAATCTTTTCGGCAAGGGCCTTGCTGTAAACCTTGACGTTGCCGAAAAGCGTGCCGCCCTCAAAATATACATTTTCACCGATCACGCCCTCGATGCCAACGTCCTCGGCGGGCTTGAAGCCGTCGCCCAGCATGGTGTGATCGTCAATGAATGGCGCAAGCTTGAAGCTGTCGATAGCCTCGGCGCGCATGAGCTCGTCCTCGGGGCGCAACACGCGAAATATGCGGCCGGCATCCTCCGGCGGCGCGCCGATCTGGGCACCGCTGTAATCATAGATACCCACGCGGGACAGGGGGTTGCCCTTGACCTCAAACCAACCGTTGATGTCGTGGACCCGTTGGGTGCCGGCCTTGTCCATCGCGTGGGTCATTCCAACACCGCCTCCAAGGCGCTCTCGGGATAAATTTGGACAGACCCCGGCTCCCGCTCACTCTCGACGCAATAGCCAATTGGCGTAAGGGTGGTGGAGTAAAACCCAACAACCCGGCCTAGCCACGAGGACCCTTTGGTCTTGCGTACCCGGTCCCCCTCTCGAAATTTGCGCTGGCTATCGGTCACTCTGCGGGCTCTCCGAATGTCACAACCGGCACCATGCGGCACCGGCAATTTATGAGTTGGCCCGGCAAACCGCGCTCACCCGTCCGATTATCTATCACGGGCGGGTTGTCCAGGTCAAAGATTTGCCCGTCGAGCTGGAGGTGCAGCGCCCGGGGCTCCTTTCCGCCGCCCGAGTGCAGCCACTCAAACTGTTTAATGCCGAGGCCCTGCATGCGGGCGCGATTTATGGCGGTGGTGGCCTTGCTGGTCTGGTCGCGGGCGATAAGCTCGGCGCGTTTCTTGGTGCTCTGGCCGTGCGCAAGGATGGCCGGCACCAGATCCGCCATGCCCGCCCCGGTCTGGATTGAGCGCATGACATCGCCCTGGATGCGCTGGAAATAGTCGGCGGGAATAGATTTGATAAGCGCCACGTTTTCCTTGACGCCCGCTTTCATCACCTCGGCAACCCGCCCGCTTACAACGTCGGTCTTGAGGGTGACGCCGCCCGACACGTCCTTGAGGCTCTCGCCCAGTTGCCGTGCGGTCACGTCGGACACGCCCTTGTTGAGCGCCTCGGCCAGACCGCCGGCCCGATCGGTAAAGAGCGCCGTAAAGCGTTTGGACAATTGCGAGAGGAGCCGGGAGACCCCGCTGGTAAAGCTGGCGTCCATAGCCACACCATCCGCCGCCCACTCCTTGCGGAAATAGCGCTCCACCTCCTTGCGGGTGGCCTCGGTCATGGCCTCGACCATGCGGTCAAGCCGTGCCTGATAGCGCATCTCGGGCATGGTGGGGCGCGTGAGGGCCGAGCCCTTAAACGTCGCGCTGCCCCGGCTCTCCGCCCACTTCTGGCGGGTCTTGCTCAAGGGCGGTCGGGTCCGTCGGGCCATTTAGGTCTCCAAGGTCGAGCGGGTCCTGCTCTATGATGTCGGCCAGGCCCGTGTATTCGCTGTTGGGGTCGGACTTGAGCCGGGCGCGCACGTCGAGCCCGTCGATCGCCCCAGCCTGCACCAGCACATTGTCGGTCTCGGCCTTGGTCTTGTTGATCGTCGCCCACTCGGTGGCGGTCGGGCTGTCAACGGGGGCCCAGTCGACGCTTATGGAAATGTCCTGCGCGTTGGATTTGGCGAGGAGCAAATAGTGGCGGTCGAGCAGCGGGGTCAGGTCGTTGGCCTGCACCGTTTCCAGTTCCTCGTGATAGCTGGCCTCATCATATTCGCCCGTCGCGTTGAAACCTTTTGGCGTGGTGCCCAGCAACTTGGTGGCGGGGACGCCGGCCGCCGCCGCAACAAGCTGGTACTGCGTCATGATGGTGACATCGAGATCGGCCAGGCCGGTGTCGTGCTGCTCGATATTGTCCTCGGTGTCGACCAGCTTGACCCCGTGGTTATCACGGTACTGGGCGAATATGGACATATGGGTGGCCGCGCTCTCCTGGTTGGCATAGAGCGCCGCGAGATCGGTTTTCCACACCGTGAGGCGTTTGGTCATGGCAAGCTGGGGGCCTTCATTGGCCGTGCGCTCGGCGGCATAGACCCGCTCGACAATAAGCTGGGGGACCGGAATGCCGCCGTAGCGGTAGACCGGCTTGAGCACGTCCGGCACCTCGTTGGCGCGGAAAATGCAAAGATGGCTGCGGTGGTAGCGCTTGCCGTTTATAATCCACCAGGTGGGTTCATAGAAATGCTCGCTCGCGGGGTCCTGCACGGCCTCGGCGTCAAGCTCCGGCACGCACCAGTAGGGGTCCACCTGGGCCATACCCTTGTAACTGCCGGGCCGCACGCCGTCCGCATTGAATGGGGCTTCATAGTCAATCCCCTCGACCTTGAAAATCAGGACGCGCACGCCGAACGTGCGACCCATCTTGACGAACTGCTCGAGGTTTTGACGGACGCGCAGGCGCTTGTCGGCTTTCTTGATCTGCTCAATGATGTCGCCCGCGGCGGTTTCGTCGGCCGCGCCCTCGACATGGATGTCCCAGCCGTGGCGGACGGCATCACGCGCCGGCATGCTGCACGCCTTGGCCACGAGCCAGTTTTGCGAGATCTGCGCGCAGGTCTGGTAGCCGATAAAGCTTTGGCCCAAAAACCAGCCGACCAACTCGTCCGGCAGCGGGGAGCCCGAGATGCGCGCCTTAAACTCGGGCATGCCGGTGGAACTGTCATCCATAGCGGTGGCGATGCGAGGCTGGGCGTCGTGGAGTGTCTTGGCTGCAACCTCAAGCGCCCCCGGAGCCGCCCGCATATGGGTCGAGTAGGGTACGCCCTCAAGGAAGGGGGCGCGAGGCTCTGCCGGTGCGGGCTGGGTGTCTTTGCGCTTGAAAGGCCACATGCGGGCGGGCTCCTATGATTGCGCGCAATATGCCCCGCTTAGTCGCCCTTTGGCAAGCGCTTGACCAGCCGCACGTCATACCCCAGCACGTTGGCGATGTCGACAAACGCGGCCAGTGATGGGTTGATCCGCCCCCTCCGCACGCTGGAGAGATAGCCGTGCGAATACCCGGACAACCGGCTCACGGTCTTTGCAGGCACCCCCGATAGTCTTATGGCACCGCTCAAGTCCTTGACCAGCGGGTGCAGCGGCGCGTCTATCGGCTTGGTGGGGCGGTACGGGTCCATCACCCACCCCCTAGCGCAGCGGTTAGAATGCCCTCAACGAGCGTTTCGGTATCGGGGCACCCGTTGAAGTTTGCATCGAACCAAGCCTTGCCGCGCTCCACCATCTCGTCGGTGATCGCTACCGGCTGTTGAGTGGTGGGGTGGGCGAGGGCTTCGATGCGGTTGGCGAGAACTGCTTCACCACCAAGAGGTGGCTTGGCCAGGAATGCTTTCAGCGAGTAGAGTGGCTCTCGCAGGATATCCCGCACCGTCGCGTATTCTTCGATGTTGCGCACGGCATAGCGAAGCATCGATAGGCAATCGATCCGATGATTGTCGAACTGCAATGCCAGGTCTCGCCACGCTACCGGCTCCTCTTGCTGTGGCTCAAGGGCGGAGAGGGCGTCTTTGAACGCGGCGACAGCGCTCGGCATGGTCGGATGATGACCGGGACTTTCCCCACTGATCGTCCAGTCGAGGTAAGGGATGATACGTTTAAGGGCACCCAGCCCCTTCACCCTTACGCCTGCGGGCTGGGAGCGCAGCGCCTGCAACTCCTCGAGCAAGCTGGCCGCGAATGGGGCGTCTAGTACCAGATCGCCGGTTGCCGTGGTGGCGTGATGGACGCCGACCCGGTTGGGTTTGCCGCAGCAATCTACCAGCGCCGCCAGCCGCTCGCGGGTGAGCCCCATGCGCTCCGCCTTTGCCTCGTGGTGCCGGGTCATAGCTGGCCACCCGCGTCACGCAGGGCAACCGCCTGGGCGAGCAGGCCGCGCTCGGCCACCCGCAAATCCTGAATTTCGGCAAGGAGGACGGCGCTTTGGGCCTCCAACAACTCGAGCCGGTTGGCGACGGTGGCCAGTTCGCGGTCGTTGCGCTGGCGGGCTTTGATGGTGTGAGTCGTGGTCATGGGCGAGCCTCGGGGAAAAAGGCCCAGACAAACGCCAGGCCGATGACGATGATGGCCACGACACACGAGGTCGGGCGGTGGTGGGCGTACCAACGGAGGCGGCCCGCTAGGTCGGAGCGGTATGGGGTCATTCCTGCCGGGCTCCGTCATGCAGACCAAAACCCATAACTACGAAATTTGGGTCCAGCCCGTACTTGCCCCCATGGAGGGTGTAAGTGACCGTGACGGTTATCTCTCGGCCGGAGTACCCTAGCTCTTGGCGCGACAACGGCGGCTGGTCGGGGGCACGTGGTGCCATTGGGGGTGGGGGCGAATACTCCTGCAGCACCAAAAGGTCGCCCGTCTGGAAATCCTTGTCGTTTTCTCGGATTTCAAAGGTTTTATCGTTCCGGTGCACCGCATCGAAATATACGGGCAGAGTTTTGAGGAAATGCGTTTTCATTTGCCAGATCTCCGGGGCGCCAGTGCCCCAACGTCCGCACCATGCACCAACTTGACGGAGCCGTCAATACCTATATGGCGGAGAGGAAGGATCGGCGGCGTGGGGCGAATAAAATCATAACGCTATCGCCCAGGTTGGGGGAGCGGGCCTTGTCGGGCGCCTTGTCTATCAGGATCTTGCCGGCCGCCGTTTTGTCATAGGTGGGCTGGGAGAGCTCGGTGGTGAGCTTGCCGAGGTTGGGCATGGTGGACCGCAGCACGATCATGTCGTCCAGGGCGTAGGGCGCCGCCTGGCCAGCGGCTAGTGCCACCCGCGTGCGATAGGCGCGCTGGAAGCGGATGCGAAGCTCCCACCACCCCTGGGCCTTGGCGTTGTGGAAATAGTCGCCATTTTTGCGGTCGAGACGATTGCGTCCGCCCGGCGTGGGGTCTGCGGTAGGGATGGGCGCATCGGGCTTGTAAATCTCGCCGCTGCCCCGGAACGGCTCGACCTCGACCTCCCAGACGCCGTTGGCCTTGCGGGTTGCGTTGAGCACCCGGGCGTCCCCGCGAACGCCGGCGCCGAGGCCGTCCGCGTCAAACCGAAACTCCCCGATGGCGTGCTGGTCGCAAAGGTCGAAGGCATGCGAGACGGTGTAAAATATATCGGACCCCTTGCCCGACCACTCCTCGACGCCCTCGAGCAGCACCCCGCGCGACCATGCCAGCGCATTGAGGTCGACGCCCTCGTCCGCAACGTCTAGCGCGCCCCGCTTGGCCCCGCTCACCTCGACACCCAGTGCCTGGTCGAGATCGATCGCCGCCTGCACCCACTCGGGCGGGATGACGATGCCGGTCTTGGCCGCGCTGTAGTTGATGTCGATTTCCTGCGCGACCGTTACCGGGTCGAGCTCGCGGCATTGCTGCTCATACCAAGCTTGATCCTTGCGGGGGTCGTCTCGCCAGTGAAACCGAAATTTTTGCTCGGGCGGGTAGCTCTGGATTTTGGCATAAAACGGGTTGTCCGTGCCGTTGGCCGAGGAGATGTCGATGCGGCAATTGGTGGTCGCGGCCAGGCCGCCCTCGGCAAGCTGGGGCCGCTCGAGGAATGCGCTCTCGTCAACGAAATAAATGGCCGCACGATCGCCGCGTCCGATGCTGTCGCCCGCCTCGCCCGTCATGGTGGAGCCGGTGGGGAACGATATGAGCATATGTTTGGCGTTGCGCCGTTCGGCCCACCCATGGGTCAACTCGGGCGGGAGGAGGTTGAGGAACTGCCGGGCCTTGAAGAATAGCGCCTTGGGAGCGCCGGCCTTATCGACGTACTCCTCCTTGCGGGAGCCGTAGCCGATATTGACGTTTTGGTGGGTGAGGCAAATCGTGCAGCCCAGCGCCACCGATAGCCACGACACCCCGCAATCGCGGCTCTTTTCGGTAACGCCCGGCTTACGGTTCTGCCAAAGCCCATAAGCCCACTCGAGCCACTCGCGCTGGCGGGGCATGAGTACGAAAGGCACCTTGACCGGCAGGCCGATGTCGGCGTTGCGGGTGTCGCTGGTCATGCCCCAGTCGTCTATGAGCGCCCACGGGTGCGTCCGGTAATAGGCGAGCACCGCTGGCACCTGGTCGGGGTTCTCCCGCAACCACTGCAGCCGCCGCAGCCGCTCGGCATAAATCGGGATGTAGTCGGGGTTGCGAAAGTCAAAGGCGGTCATGCGGGCGCGTAGGCCCAACGCCACCCACGCATGCCGGGGATATGGCTAAACCCGCCGCACCGCTCAACCCAGCCCAGCCATACCAGTCGGCCCGGCCCGACATAGACGGGGCGCCAGGCGAACCAACGATGCGGACGGACGAGGCGGTCAATGCGCTCCTGCCGGGTCTCGTGGCGCAGTCTCATCGTAGGTAACTCCGCGCCGCGCACATTACTGCCCCCAGGGTCGTGGCCGCAAAGACCAATTTCAAAACCACCATGTCGGATCCCGCAAAGGTTGCAAACCCTAGGAAATTGCCGACTGCAATCAAGACCCACCTCATGCAAAGGCCCTCCCCTCGTCGGTCAGTTCCCAAACCAGCATCACCGCATACCCGCTGCCGTGGAATTGCCGCAGCAGCCCGAGCTTTTCCAGCCGCCGGCAAGACCGCAACACCTGGGGCGTGGTCAGTTTGGAGCGCTTGGACTGCCGGGAAACACGATTGCGCAGGACATAGGTGGCGTTGGGGCTATGTTCGCCCGCAGCCTTGAGCACCGCGCGGTCAAGGTCGTCTCGCTCGCTCCGGGTCATCGCACCGCCCCCAGCAAAGCGTCGAGCTCGGCAATACCCGTCCGCATCGTGGGGTCGCGGGCAAAGCCGAGGGCAATGGACAGATCGCCCACCAGGTCTTGGACGGTGGCACCCCACTCCTCGAGGTCGCGGAGCTTTTGGCCCATGCGGTCATAGTCTGCACCGCTCCGACCTGCCGCCTTAATGTCCGCTGACAACTCGTCAATGGCCGCCAGTTGCGCGTCGATCACCTCGAGCAGGCCGGCGTTCTCAGCAACGATATTGTCCGGTGCCAGCGAGACCGGGCCAGCCTGCGCGGGGTCCAACGGCACCACCAGGTCCGCCGAGATGCGGGAGCCGGTTTTGGTTTCCACGGCAACAATCTCGAGCGGGTCGTGCTTGCCCTGGCCGAGGTCGGATTTCCAGAGAACGCGCATCAGTACGACCCCATCTCGGCTTGCCGGTGCCAATAGGACCCCTCGGGGGCCGAAGACTTGGTGGCCGCTACCGCAGCGTCAAAGTCTTTCTGGGCCTCGTCAAGGGCGTCCATCGCGTTGGCCAAATCGCCGGCCTTGATGCGGACAACCTCGGTCCACGCCATCAGGGTTTTGAGTTTTTCGTCCATCAGTGCCCACCCTCGACAAACTGGGTGCGGCCCGGCGTGGTTTCCTCAACCAACACGGGCCTCT